GCATTTCAAATCCTTTAATTTCTAAATGGCCAAAAGCAATTTGTGCTTTACTATTTTCTATTTCTTCTAAAGAATGATTATAATTATCATCACATATCCAAGGTATGAAAAGAATATCTAATCCACCAAGATTAACAGTTTGAGCTTTGTCATAAATCCAAGGTTCGTGTTTACCATCATAGGTCGTACACAATTCCGTAATTGCATTTACTTCGTTTGTATTTTTATAATACGTGTCGTGGTTACCTAATATGATATGAGTATCAATATCTTCTTCCCATAATCTTTTCATAAACTTTTGTCTAAAGGTATGTGCTGTTTTAAAGTTAATAAACTTTCTTCTATCAACTACATCACCTAAATGAACAAACGTTTTTATATTATGTTCTTTTAAATAAGGAAAGAATATCTCATCATAGAAACGCATAAAATAATCCAAAAATGCTGGACTATCGTTTCTCGCACCGAAGTGCGTATCGTTTAACAAAGCAATTTTCATAATTAATTAAAAAAGTTTAGAGTGGCTTTACTGGTTTTCTTTTTTTTCTTTTTGACTTTAGTAACTTTTTTTACTGGTTCTTCCATTCTTACATTTTTTTGTAAAAATTCTCTAAACTGATTTTTAAATTCGCTATCATCACCTGGTTGAAGTGCTACATCATCATAGTTATTATCCATAATTAACTTATGTTTGATTGTAGTTTGTTTCTTTTCTTTTTGTATTCTTCTTATAAATGCGTAATAGATAATTTGTGTAAAGTAAGCAAAAGGGTTGTTAGATTTTGCTGGATTGAAATTGTCCAAATATTGTAAACAGTTTTCAATACCATCACTAATCATATCATCTTTAAAAGTATAGTTGATAAAGTTAGGTCTATAAGATAAGTGATTTGCAATCTTTAAAAAACAACTACCAATGTAATCAGTCACTGGTGGCTTTTCTCGTTTTTCTTTCTTCGCTTTATTTACTTCTTTTTTATAGGCTTTCATTGCCTCTAAAAATTCTTTGTTATTTACGTAATGTTCTTTTTTTGCTGCCATAATTATAATATACTATATTCCTTTCAAAATGTCAATGTTTTAAGCCAATTAATCCTTAATTAATTCTACTTCAACAGCTTCCACTTTTCCGTAATCTTTATCTGGTTTCTTATAATGATTTTCTATTGTTTTTGTAAGTTGATATTGTGTACCTACGAATATGTAGTTCTTGTAACACCATTTACCGCTTTCTCTGGTGCCATAAGTAACAGTTATTTTCCATTCACTTTTTTTCATATATTTTCAAATCAGTATTGACTTTTACAAAAATCTGTATATAATGAAGCGTGTTGAGCGTTAATAGAGGATACTATAAGTTAGTGTAGAGTCTTTTTATAAGTACCATCAAACTCCTCATCTTCATACTCATCAAATATATCATTTATTTCACTATTTACTTCGTCACTTAATCTTTCTTTTTGATACTTTGTGTTATCAAGCGATTTAAGATTTTCTTTATCATAATCTTTTACAATATGGTGATAGCTCTTTGTCATTGAGTCGGTGGCATTTGTGATTGTCATTATTTTATCTTTTGCAATAGTTACAATCTGATCTTTAGAATAACCAGTCCATTTTATTAAAGCCACATAATCTTTTATACCTTGTGGAGTAAGTTGTGGAACGTATTTTACTTGTAGTGGTTTTGATACTCTTAACAAAGGTGATTTCTCTGCTAATTGTTCTTTAGGTAAGATACAAACTATGTCGTCACCATTGACTAGTTTAATAATCTTTATAATACTAACTTCTTGTTTTGTCATTGGTTAACTCCACGTTATGGATTTCATAATTAAAATCTTCTTCATTGTATATATTTATTCTTTCTTTAAAATGTTGAAGCGTGTAATTTGTTTTATCATTGTATGATATATCATCAGCAATATCATATAAAGTTGCAGATGAGTTGTCATCTTTTAACCTAAGGCCACGACCAATAGATTGTAAATTTCTAATACGAGATTTGCTAGGGGAAGCGAAAATAATGTTGTGAAGATTCCTAATATTAATCCCAGTGGAAAAGACACCATAAGAAGCAATAATGATAGCGTTATCGGACTTCTCCGTAATAGCTCTAATATCTTCTCTAACATCAGCATCTACACCTCCGTGTACATAAAACACTTTTCTATCTTGTGCTTTATCTTCGATTAGTTCTTTAAGAATCTCACCGTGTTTTTCAACGTATTGAAATAAGCATAAAGAATTGCCTTGTAAAGAAAGACATAGATTCCTTATATATTTATTTCTTTTTTCGTTAGAAACCAAATAATCCATTTCTTCTTGGTACGATTTATCTTTTAAAAAATGTCGAGCAGTTTGATCGTGTTGTAATACTAAACACAAAATTTTTAAATCTGCTAGTTGTTTCTTTTGTTGAAGTTCACTTGTAGATACTACTTTATTGACTGTACCAAACAAACCTTCTAATACTAACTTATGTGTTTTTGTACCATCTAGTGTACCTGTCAAACCAATTCTATATTTACATTTTTCTAATTTAGTCATTAGTTTAGTTAATGAAACGGCTTTAAACAAATGTGCTTCATCACCAATAATCATACCAAATTGTTCAAACCATTTTTTGGGTAAGTTATATACAGATTGCCAAGTAGATATTATAACTCTTTTGTTTGTTTCTTTTTCGTGGCCAGAATATATCTTATGTACATTTCTTTCACTATTATAACCATAGTCTTTAAAGTCTTTAAATAATTGTTCTACAAGCGATGTAGTGGGCACTATAATCAGGATTTTGTCTTGTTTAGTATCTTTCAGTCGTAATAGATTAAATATCAACATAAGATAGATTATAAGAGATTTACCAGATGCTGTAGGCGATACAAGTAAACATCTATCTTTTTGTACAGAATACTTAAAAGCTTCTCTTTGATAATCTCTAACTTCGTGTGGTAATTTAAGAGCCTTAATTAGATTGTCTAATTTAACATCATCAACTTTTGTATCTTGTATTTTAGTTCCATCAACAACTTGTACATTATTGTCTTCACACCATTTCTTAATATAAGGATATAATCCAGCATAGATTTTACCACTGGCGTAATTAAATAATCTTATCTTTCCGTCCCAAACTCGATTACGATATTGAGGCATAAACTTATAACCAGGTACTTCAAACGTAAAAAACTCACCAATCTCTCTACGAATATCAGCGTCTGCTTCTATTTTAAGGTAAACTTCGTTGACTTTATCTATGATAATGTATCGGGTTGTGGTCATTGATATTAAATTGCACCACTAGTAAACTTTCTCCAGTCAATTGCATTTTTAATTGTGAAACCACGATTTGAAATTTGTCTAATTGTTCTGTCCAAAAAATCTACTGTTGTTTGTATGTAATCTACTTTTTGTTTTAATTTTTGTAAATCAATATCTGATTCTAAATATTTGTCAACATCTGTTTTAAGTAATTTAAGTGAAAATGGTTTTTCTGCGTAAACGCTAGGATCTGCTTTACCTGTATAGTATTCCCATTTTTCTCTTTTCATTATATTGTATTCAGTTTCACTTCTACTTAACATTAACTTATACTTTGTTAAGTGTTTTAAATATTGATTATGTAATTGAGGTGTTTTTAATGATTCTAAATCTAGTTCAGTATCATTTATTTTAAGGTCTTTATCAGCCTGTATTTGTAATTCTTCTAATGTCATAATAACTCCATTCTATATAGTATATCACAAAAACCTTAAAAAGTAAAGACTATGATGTGGTTACACTAGTTGTTGATGCGCCAGTTGTCGCAAAATCGTATATCAAATAATTAAATGATACTGTCGCTGTTAAATAATCAACATCAGCGGCTTGTTGATTATATTGTAATCCTGTTAAACCTGTTGGATAAACATCTCTAAATCTTACTTCAATTTGAGAATTATTTTTACTCGATAATACCGTCAAAGTAGCATCTGAATATGTACCGCCAGCATTCGCAGCGCCATATTTAACTTTACCTAT